TGGAACAACAGATATAGACAGTTTAGATGCACTTGAATATTCAATAAATAGTTTTTATGAAAAATTAATAAATGCAAGGAGATAAAAAATGAATTTAAAACAGTTTTTTGAATCACAAGGATATAGTACACAAGAGAAAGATAATTTTGATTCTTATATAGATTTATGGAACAGTTGGTATATTGGAAAGGTAAAAGGTTTCCATTCATACTGGATATATAATCGCCCTCGGACATAAAGTAAGAAGGCAAAAAAGAAGTTTACAAATGCCAAAAAAGGTATGTGAGGACTGGGCAGATGTACTTTATAACGAAAAAGTAAAAATACAAGTAAGCAATGATAAAGATACAGAGTTATTAAGCGATATATTAGAAAAAAACAATTTTCAAGTAATGACAAACAAAGGAATAGAAAAAAGTTTTGCTTTAGGAAATGGAATGCTAGTTTTATCAGTACAACGATTAAAAACAGATGGAGAAAATTATATTGTAGATGAAAAAACATATCCTAACATAGAATTTGTTGGAGCTAAAAAGATATATCCGTTAAGTTGGAACAATGATGAAATAACAGAGTGTGGATTCATAACAAACAAAACAGAAAAAGGGACAAAATACACATACATTTCATTTCACGTTCTAAACGAAAAGGGAAACTATGTAATCAAAAATTATAAGTTTAAATGCTTAAATAATTTATTGACTCCAGTAGAAGATGAAAGTGTTATAGAAGAATTTGACACACGATCAAATATTCCTTGGTTTGCACCTTTAGGACCAAACATTTGTAATAATATTGATGAAGATAGTCCTTTTAGATTATCAATATATGCAAATTCAATACATACATTTATGAACATAGACAACATTTACGATAGTAAAGATTTAGAAGTAACATTAGGAAGAAGAAGAACATTTGTAAGTGAGGATTTACTTACTTATGACGATGGAAAAGGAAGTCCTGTGTTTGATCCAAATGACATTTCTGTATACGTATTACCAAAAGGATTTAACAAAGATGATTTTATACAAAGTGATAACGATAGCTTAAGAACAGATACAATGATAAGCGATTTAAATACAGAGCTTAATATATTATCAAGCAAAGTAGGATTTGGAAACGAACGTTATAAATTTGACAGAGGAGACATACAAACAGCCACAGGAATAATAAGTGCTAATAGTGATATGTTTAGAACAATAAAGAAACACGAATTAGTATTAGAAAGCAGTTTAAAAAGACTTATAAAAGCTATAATGTATGCTTGTAACACATTCACAAACTATAAATTTACAGACATAGAACAAGAAATAAAAATTGACTTTGATGACAGTATTATTGAAGATAAAGGAGCAGAACAAGCAAGAGCTTCTTTAGAGGTAGGACAAGGATTAAGAAGTAAAGTAGATTATTTAGAAAATATAAGAGGATTTAGTAAAGAACAAGCACAAAAAGAATACAAAGCAATACAAGATGAAAAATTAAGTAATCAACAAGCATTTGGATTTCAAGAGGAGTGATTTAATTGTTAACTTCTCAAGATTTTAAAGAAATAGAAAAAGAAGCTTCAAGGATATATGGAGATTTAGAGTTTGAAATAATACAAGAAATATCTGAAAGAATTGCAAATTTTGGTTATGCAAATACAGTAGCATTAAACAATATACAGTTAGCTCAAGAAATGGGTATTGTATATGAAGATATTATAAGTTTAGTTAGCAAATATAGTGAGCTTTCAGAAAGTCAAATAAAAGAAATATTTGAAACTGCTGGAGCTCATGCTATAAAAACAGATGATTTAATATATAAAAAAGCTGGATTAAATCCAAAAGGGTTAAGCACTTCAATGTTACAGACATTAGAAGCAACGGCACAAAAAACACAAAATAATCTAACTAATTTATGTTTAACAACAGCAAATACAGGACAATTACAATTTTATGAAGGTATCAATAAAGCTTATATGGAAGTATCAACTGGGGTAAAAGGTTATACAGAGGCGATAATTGATACTGTAAAAGATATAGCAAAACAAGGGGCTTATATTCAATATCCTAGTGGTTATAGATTAAATATAGAACCAGCAGTAAGAATGAATGTACTAACATCAGTAAATCAAACAGCAGGAAGATTACAATTAATGAGAGCCGAAGAAATGGGTTGGGATTTAATGGAGATTTCAGCACATAGTGGAGCAAGACCAGAACATGCAGAATGGCAAGGTAAAATTGTAAGCAGAAGCGGTCAAAAAGGTTATTTAAGTTTAGATGACATAGGTTACGGCGAAGTTACAGGCTTTCAAGGTGCTAATTGTAGACATACTTGGTATCCGTACTATAAAGGAAGTAGTTTATCTTATTCAAATAAAGAATTAAAAGACTTAAAAAATGAATATGTTAATTATAACGGACAAAGAGTGTCAAAATATGATGCGACACAAATACAACGTAGAATGGAAAGACAAATAAGGCGAGATAAAAAAGATTTAGCTGGATTAGAAGGAATAATGTTAAGTGGAAATAAAGACATAGATACAGAAACAGTAAGCCAAAATATAAGTAATATACGAAACAATTTAAAAGAAAAAAACGAAAGACTAAATGATTTTGTAAAACAAACAAAATTGAAAAAAGATAACACACGTTTACAAGTAGGAGTTTAACTCCTATTTTTTATGCTCTTTTTACTTTTTTGCAGAGGGTAAAGAACAATAAAGGAGATTTACTTTTTTAGATTAAAGAAAGGAGTTCGACTATGAACGAAAATGAAGAAACTGTTGAAAACGAAAACGTTGAAGAAACAGGAGAGATTGGAACTCAAGCCAATGAAAACAAAGATGAGGGAAAGGCTGAAAAGACTTATACACAAGAAGAATACAATGCGTTAGATAAAAAACTAAAAGCAAAATATGAAAAGAAATACGAAGGCATTGATATTGCTAAATATAAAGAGTGGGTAGAAAGTCAAAAAACAGCCGAACAAAGACAAGCTGAAAAGGAAGCTGAATATTTAAAGAAAGATAATCGAATATCAGAATTAGAAAAAGAAAATGCGGTGCTAAAAACTGGTATTAAAGAAGATGTTGATTATGTTTTATTTAAAGTAAGCAGAATGGAAGGCGACTTTAACGAAAATTTAGCTAAGTTTTTGAAAGAAAATCCAAAATTTACATCAAGTGAAAATAAAGTCATAAAAACAGTAGGCACTAGTGCGAAACTTGATGGAAATTCAAAAACTGAAAACAGTACAAACCAAACTATGAACGATTTAATACGTTCAGCAAGAAATTAAAGGAGGAATTTAAAAATGGCAGATAATGCAATTTTAAGAACAGATGCAGAAGCTCTAATAGATGAGCAAGTATCAAATGAAATAATTCAAGGAGCAGTAAAGCAATCAAAAGCTTTACAAATGTTTAGAAGATTACCAAATATGACTTCAAACAAAACAAAAATGAGAGTTCTTGACTCTTTACCATTAGCATATTTTCAAGATGCTGATAATTCAAGAAAAAAATTAACAAAAATGGCTTGGGATAAAAAATATATTAACGCAGAAGAAATTGCTGTTATAGTTCCAATACCAGAAAACGTATTAGAAGATGCTTCATACGATATATGGGCAGAAGTAAAACCTAGAATAGAAGAAGCTTTTGGAAAATTAATTGATAAAGCTATATTCACAGGAGATGGAAAACCTACTTCTTGGAGAAAAGGAATACTTCCATCAGTAGTTGATGCTGGAGCAACAGTAACAGAAACAAATAGCTTATATACAGACATTAACGATGCAATGGTTAAAGTTGAAGAGTCTGGATATGAAGTAACAGGAATATTAGGTGGAGTTGGATTAAAAGGTGCATTTAGAATGATGCTTGACAACAACGGACAACCTATAAAAGGAACAGAAATTGGAGAATTACCAAAAGCTTATGTTGATAATGGTTCTTGGGATAAAACAGAAGCAAAAGCAATAGTTGGAAACTTTAATGAAGCAGTTTATGCTATAAGACAAGATATTACATACAAAGTATTAGACCAAGCTGTAATTCAAGATCCAACAAGTGGAGATATAGTTTACAACTTAGCACAAGATGACATGGTTGCATTAAGAGTAACAATGAGATTAGGTTGGGAAATTCCTAACCCAATTAATGCAGAAAATGACACAGCAACAAGATTTCCATTTGCTGCAATTGTTCCAAGTGCTTCAATTTAAGGAGGTTAAGGTATGCTTCAATATATAACTGATGATGATTATATAAGATTGTTAGATGCTGAAAGTGTACCTAGCAATTTTACTGAATTAGCGATTCAATCAAGCTATATAATAAATAAAAGCTATATAGTAGATACACCTTCCGAAGAAGTTAAATTTGCAACTGCTAAAATAGTACAGGTTTTAAGCAATAGTGGAAATACTAAAGCTGAAATTGGTAATTTAAGCAGTACAAGTATAGAAGGTTGGAGTGAATCGTATAAAACAGATGAAGAAATAGACAAAGAAACAAATAAATCTATAAGTGATATATTGAGCTTATATCTTACAAACACAAAAAGAAGAACAAAAGGGGTGATTCTTTGTGAGTAGCCCCTTTTTTATACACCAAATTACTGTATATCATTTTATAGATGACAATAATGTAACGAGGATTCATTTTAAGCCAGTTTACTTTAGACATAATGA